ACCAAGCGGGTAATACCCCTAACGCATTAGAAGAAGAAGGCTCCCTAGAAGCAGACCCAGACCTAATGGGAACTGCAACCGTTGAAGAAACCATAGGTGACGAAGACTTTACTACTGCTCCCCTACCTACTCCAACCCCTACAGACGATAAAGTAGAAGTAGACGACATAGGCGGCACAGAATTAACTGAGGTAGACGCTACTGCGGAAAGTACATACACGCTTCCTGAGAATGAACCAGTAGACGTAACAAAATTACCTACTGAAGATCAAATAGCTATCTGGCCTCAGATTCAAGAAGCTTTATCGAAAATTCCCAGCACTGTTGGCGAGATTCTTTTTGGTCCTGACGGGATGCCTACGTCAGTAGACGAATGGATAGAGTGGGTAGATGAAACACTACAGGCTCAAATGGGTCCTAGTAATCTTCCTTATCCTACGCTTCCTTTCCCTATAGTTATTACGTATGACTCAGATAAAGGAACATGGGTAGATCTTAAAATACCGGTTTCTTTTGATGCAAACGGTAATCCAATACGAATACCTTTGTTTGACGCAGACGGTAATTTTGTAGGCGGTGAAGCAATAGGAGAGTCCGTAAGAGGGCAAGTATTAGGACCTCTTGAGGGCGTTTTTATAGATGAACAGGGAAACCTTACTATCGATCTTCCGAAACTAGGCGAGCAAGTCCTTACAGATGTTCGTGTAACTTCAGACGGAAAACTTACAGGTACAGCGGCAACTTTAGGAAGAGTGTTTTTTAACACGGGAACAGGAGAGTGGGAAGAAGAAGATGAACCACCTCCAGAAACTTCAACAGAAGCAGGAGAAACGACTCCAGAAACTACAACAGACGTAGAAGAAGCTCCTCCTCCTAAAGACTTGCCTATAGTTGGTGAAGACGAAGAAGAAACTCCTCCTCCTACTAAGGGAGGTAAAGTTGGGGGTCGCGTAATTACCGATAAAGAAGGAAATGTTGTTGAAATAAACAGACCAGATGTTATTGTAGGCAACGGAGGTGTTTCAGTTCTTCCGGGTACAACCACAGTAAATGAGCCTGTTGATAATCGACTAGACGATGACATTTGGAATAGAGGAGGAGGCGTAGGAACAACATTAGAACCTGCTGAAGTAGGCGAAGAACTTATTCTTGAAGAACCTGTAGTCGGAGGCCCTGTAATAGTCGAAGAAGACGATGACATTTGGAACAGAGGGCCGGGCGTAGGAACAACATTAGACCCTGCTGAAGTAGGAGAAGAACTCTTTGAAGATCCTGTAGTAACTACTCAAGATCCTGTAGTAACTACTCAAGATCCTGTAGTAACTACTGAAGATCCTGTAGTCGGAGGCCCTGTAATAGTCGAAGAAGGCCCTGAAGATCCTTTAGTTGGAACAGATGATCCTATCGTTGAAGTTGGAACCTTAAGTGGTGGTGGTGGAGGCGGTGGTGGCGGTGGCCTAGGATCTGGAGGATACATGGGAGGACTTAGTTATGGGTTACCACCGTTTGTAGGAGTTCAGTACCAACCAAAAGACTACACTGCTCAACTTAATCGAATCATTAATGAAAGTTTGTTTAAAGGAATGATCTAATGACTTATTTAGATTTAGTTAATAATGTGCTTAGGAGACTACGAGAAACAGAGGTTTCTTCTGTTCAGTCTAATTCCTACAGCAAACTAATCGGAGACCTTATTAATGACGCTAAGGACCTCGTAGAAACCTCGTGGGACTGGTCTGCACTTAGGACTACCCTTACAATCACTACTACGGCTGACGTATTCAACTACTCTTTAACTGGTAGCCAGAATAACATCAAAGAACTAAACGTGTTAAACGATACGTCAAACTTAATAATGCAGTACCAGACTAACAACTGGTTTGACTCGCAGTTTCTCTTAGGAAACCCTGTCTCTGGTTCACCTGTGTACTACACGTACAACGGTGTTGACACAGACGGTGACACGTTAATCGATGTTTACCCTAAGCCAGACGGAGTTTACTCCTTACGTTTCAACTGTGTGTTACGCAATGGTGACTTAAGTGCTGACACTGACACTATTAAGATACCAGCGATGCCTGTAGTGCATCTTGCTGTGGCCTTTGCCACACGAGAACGTGGGGAAACAGGTGGTACTTCGACTCAAGAGTACTTCTCAATGGCTAACAAGTACTTGTCCGATGCTATTGCTATGGACGCCGCTAGACACCCCGAAGAAACTATCTTCTACACGCCTTAAGGTACTTATATGGCACAAGAACTCAAAAGTATTAATCTTGTAGCACCTGCGTTCCAAGGCATTAACACTGAGGACGCACCGTTAGCTCAGGACCCTTCCTTTGCTGAAACAGCAGACAACGCTGTTATCGACAAAAGGGGGCGTATTGCTGCACGTAAGGGTCACTTGGTCATCACAACTGATAAGACGGCGTTAGGCAGTGACTTCTTAAGTTCTATCAAAGAGTTCAGGGACGACGCAGGTAACACCGAGATTTTCTCAGTAGGCAACAACAAGATTTTCAGCGGTACAACCACGTTAGTCGATGAGACCCCCGGCAGTTACACAATTACTGCTGATGATTGGAAGATGGTCAACTTTAACGACAGCATCTACTTTTTCCAGCGTGGCTACGAGCCTCTTGTTTACAACAACATTGCAACTCTTGACCCCGGAGGTACTAACGGGGACGTGTTGCAACTAAGCACAGTCACAGGTGCAGCCGGTGTCACCTCTAGTATGTACGGGAATGAAGTCCTAGCAGCTTACGGTAGACTCTGGACTGCTGACTTTGCTACGGATAAATCAACTGTTTATTGGTCTGATCTTTTGATTGGTCATGACTGGCTAGGTGGGACCTCTGGTTCCATTAACTTGTCTAAAGTATGGCCCGACGGTCACGACGAAGTTGTAGCACTAGCTGCTCATAATAATAAATTAATTATCTTTGGACAACGCAGTATCGTAGTTTATGACGGTGCTGACGCTCCTGCTACTATGGCTTTATCGGACACAGTAGTAGGTGTAGGCTGCGTAGGCAGAGACACTATACAACATACAGGTGTAGACGTAATCTTTTTGTCTCATACAGGCCTAAAGAGCTTCGGAAGAACAATTCAAGAAAAGTCCATGCCACTAAGCAGTTTATCTGGTACAATTACTACGGACATCATTCAGGTACTCAGGGAAGCTAACGAAGTCTACAAGTCTGTGTATCACCCAGAGGAAAACTTCTACTTGCTTACTTTCGTAAACCAGAACATTACCTATTGTTTTGACGTAAGAGGGACGCTAGAGAATGGGTCGTACAGGGTGACACGCTGGCCCGGAACTAGCTTTACGTGTTACGAACGAAAAAGTGACGGCACTTTGCTCATCGGTAGTTCATTAGGCATAGGGCAATACTCAGGTTTTCAAGACAACGGTGGCTCCTACGGCTTCAAGTACTTTAGTCCTGAGTTGTCTTTTGGAGACCCTTCTAAACTTAAGTTCTTGAAGAAGCTTAGACCGACGATAGTAGGCGGTAGTGGTTTAAACATTTTCCTTAAGTGGGACTATGACTTTGGGTCTTCTTACAACGTAGAGTTCCTTACTTTAAAGGACGAAGCAAAGGCTGAGTTCGGAGTAGATGAGTACGCCATAGGTCAGTTTTCAGACGGTATTCTGACTTCTAAAGAAGCTATTAACACTAACGGTAGCGGCGGAACTTTGAGTATTGGTATGGAAGCCGACATTAACGGAGAAGAACTCTCTTTACAGGAAATAAACGTACTTGCACTGGTGGGTAAAACAATATGAGTAATTATACTAAACTGACTGACTTTGCCGCCAAAGATATTTTATCTAGTGGCGACACTAATAAAATTGTTAGGGGGACTGAGTTTGAAACTGAGTTCGACAACATTGCAACGGCAATAGCCACAAAAGCAGACACGGCTGGACCCACGTTTACAGGGACTGTCACAATACCTGCGTTGACCTTTACGGGTACTTTAGCGACAGGAACAATTAACGGAGGGACTTACTAATGAGTGACCCAAACACTGACCCAAACGCCCAAGGTTTCGACGGGCTAGGCATACTAGGTAATTTATTAGGTGGCGCTGCTGGCGGTTACCTAACTAAAGAAGCCTATGATAGACTTGGAAACATAGGGCAGTTTGGTTTTGAACAAATGGCTGGTAAGTATGACACAGCAGGTAACTTAATAAGTCCGGGACTAGCTCAAGAACTCTCAGGTATGCTGGAGTTCCAGCCGTACACTGTGACTTCTGCTACTGGTGGTCAGTTCGGCATGTCAAGGGACCCAGTGACGGGTCAGATGTCGTACGATATAACTACTTCTCCTGAAGAACAAGCATACCAACAATCTTTGTTTGGTGGTGCAAGCCAGTTAGCTCAACAAGCTACCGCCCCTTATGACCCTCGGTACGAAGAACTAGCTAATCAAGCTTACGGGGGTGTAGGTGCTTTAATGACACAAGCACAGCAAGCAGCTTTAGACGCTGGAGCTATGGACAGAGGCGCTAGGGAAGAGCAAGTATACGGACAACTTAGGGCCTTACAGTCCCCTGAAGAAGAACGTCAGCGTTTAGCTTTAGAACAGCGCATGGCTGCTCAGGGACGCACAGGCGTACGTACGGCACAGTTTGGAGGTACTCCTGAGCAATTAGCAATGGCTAAGGCTCAATCAGAGGCTCTGAACCAAGCGTCCCTCATGGCTATGCAGCAGTCAGGCGCTGAACAACAGCAAGCACTACAAAGAGCCGCTGGTTTACAGGGCTTAACTTCTGGAATGTTTGGCATGGGTACACAAGCTAGAATGACTCCTAGAGAACTACAATCGATGGACCTGCGAAATATGCAAGGAATGATGGCAGCTGGCTACGTGCCACAAGCTCAGTTGCTCAATGCGTTACAACCCGGAATGACCGCAGCAGAACGCCAGAGACAAGCATTGTCGGAGCAAGCAGGAGCATACGGTGAAACTTACGCTTCAGGTCTTTCGGCATTGCTTCAGTCAGGCATAGCCCAAGGTAATTTAGTAGGAAACTTAGGGTCTGGCCTTGTTAGTTCAGCTCTCGGTGGTTTGTTTAGTTAATAAGGAAAACATATAATGGCTAAATTTTCAGAACAGTTCTTAGCTAACTTAGGTAGACCTTCTTATCAACAAGGGATGTTTGACTTAGGTCAGGCTATTGGTGGTATTCCGGGTCAGATGAGGGACCAGAGAAAGAAGCAAGAGTTTAACCAGTTGATGCAGCAAGGGCAGCAAGCAATGGCTTCTAAGGACCCTGTTGCTTTAGCTAGTGTTGCTCAAAGGTTAGCTGCTGCTGGCTACCAGAAAGAATCCCAACAACTTGCACAGGCTGCTGTTACTGCTAGAGAAAAAGCAAGGCTTCAAGGTGTTCTTTCAGGGGCTGATCTTCAGACACCTGAAGGTCTTGGTGCTTTGTCTCAGTATTTTAAAGAAGAAGGTGACGCAGTCCAAGCAATTGAAATTGCTGGTAGACAAAAAGAACTTTTAAGAGAACGAGAAACTCAAAATAAGTTTGTACAACGTAAAGTTAATTTGTCAAATGCTGCTTTAAAACTGGGTCAAAATGACTTAGCAAACCGTATACAACAAATAACAGACCCTGAAGAATTACGTACAGTAGCTACTGAAATTCGTAAAAACGAAGTAGAAAAAATGCCTACCCAAAATCCTTTGGTTAGAAAACAAATGGCTAGAGCAGCAGGAATACCAGATAAGTTGTTTACGGAGTTAGACTTAGCTAAAGCTCCAGACAGTGTTTTTAACGAGTACGTAACTGGACAAAAAGGAAAAATGGAGTTTTTCTTACAAAACGGAAAAATAGTAGATTATCGTGTTAATGAAACAGGCCTTGTTTGGGACAGAGACACTGACAGATGGACTGAAGCATCTCAGTTAGAACTACAACCTGCTCCGCCACAGGTACAAAAAATACAAAACATAACCGCAGGTATGGGAGATGAGTTAGCTAAAGTAGGAGCTAAGTCTTTTGCTGAGTTAGCAGAAAACGCAGGCAAATCTGCCGCTGCTCTTAGCACTATAAACAGAAGTTTACCGACAATAGATAATATGTTTACTGGGGCAGGTGCAGAAATTAAATTAAACATTGCTAGGTACGCAGAAGCTCTGGGGTTATCAGGAGATTATCTCGTAGATCCAGCTTCAATAGTAGATACTGAAGCATATGTGGCTAATGCAGGACAACGGGTTGCTGAGTACATTGTTAATTTAGGTGCTGGAACTGGTTTATCCGATGCGGATAGAGAGTACGCTCAAGCAGTTGTAGCAGGAAAAATAACGGTTTCGGCTGAAACTTTGAAAAGACTGTTAAAAGAACTAAAACAAGGTGCTCAAAACAAAATTAATAGGTACAAACAAACAAGAAGTAGGGTAGCAAAAAGTTTAGGAAAAGACGGAGAAGCAGCTTTATCGTGGTTTCCTGAAGACTTTTATGTTGACGAAGGACCTGCTCCTGTTCGTTCTTCTGCTGCACAAAGCTTTCTCGATTCTCAGTAAGAGGTAACTATGCAGTACACTAAAGAACAGTACAAAAATGCAGTTCAAAAAGCCCTTGCTGCTGGAGATCAAGCAACTGCTGAAGAGCTTGCCGAAGAAGCTGCTATTTTATATCCAGAAGGTTATACTCCCCCTGAAACTCCTTATTTAGAGCAAGTGTCCCAAAGAGCTTCTGAGTTTTCTCCTATGGAAGTTCTTTCTGAAGGGCTACGTCAAGTTCCTGAAAGAGCAGAAAAAATAGGAGGCCCTGACTATAGACCCGGAATTAGTGCATACGCTCCAGTAGCTTTTTCTCAGGCTTTTAGAACAGGAGGAGAGCTTTTAGCAGGAGGAGTCAGCATCCTTATTTCAGACTCTGTGCGCGAGGGTTTTGAAGAAGGATGGTCTAAAGTAAAAGACATGCCGGGAATGAAACAAGCAGGACAGGCTTTAGGCGCAGGTTTTGAAGCTTGGTCTGATTTTTCCGAGAAGTTTCCTAGTTTTGCAGAAACAATGGAAACTTATGTAGACATTGGGGCAGTACTCGCTCCTGCTTCTAAGATAGACATGGCTGGGCCAGCAGCTAAAGCAAAACTAAAGTACAACACTGCAATAGCTGAAGAAAAACAAGCAGGAATTAATAAATTAATGGACCCTGTAGTTGTTGGAGAATCTGGCTATGGAGGAGAGTTTAGGTCTGTAGGAGGACCGCTTGATAGAACAGTCTACGTTCCTACCGAAAGAGAACAAATAATGCGTAGGACGTTAGAGACTGTTGATGGTTTAGATCCTAATACGCACTATGCTCGCGCACACACTGTAGTGTCTGACGAAGTAAAAAAAGCTAACAACGAGTTAATTGCTTTTATTAATAAATCAGGAAATCCTACGTACGACAGGCAAGAAATTGTAGAGTCTATGCAAGAAGCTTTTGCTGGCCTTAAAGAATCTAAAGATTATGTTGCATTATCACGAGAAGCCCAAAAGAAAGCTAATGAATACGCTAACATTGCGTTAAAAACAATAAATAAAGAAGAGCCTAATGCTTTAGGTCTTTTAGCTGCTAGAAGAGAGTTTGACAGTTTTGTAAACGCTGGTCCAAGAAAAGGAGACGTTTTAGACCCTACTGTAGAAACAGCAAAAGGGGCAGCAGGAAGATTCATAAGAAACGTAATGAACGACAAACTTAAAGACATTACGGAAGGAGACGTTGTCCATAACTCGCTCGACCGTATGCACAATCTTTTGTCTGCTCGTTCAGTCTTACGTAACAAAATGTACGGAGAAGGAAACAATAGGATATCAAGGGCTTTCCAAAGAATTTCTAGTGTTGCTAACTTACCCTCTACTCCGTTAGCTCTGTACGCTACAGTAAAAACAGCAGGAGCAGCAGCAGCAGGTGCAGTAGCAGGTGTTGGTATGGGGACTGGGGCAGTTTTAGGGGCTGGGGCTGGAGTAGGTATTTATACTATGTTAAAAGCTGCCGACAAAACAACTAGACTTCGTTTTTATTCTAAAATGCTTTCAGGAACAGACAAAGCAATAAAAGCTTACAAAAGCGACAAAAATTTAGTGTCAGAACTGAAGGCCGACAGAGCCTACATTGTTTACTTAATGAACGAAGCAAGACAAGAGGAAGAAGAAAATGGCTAACATGTTTAGTAGTGTTTTAGGTCCCAACTCTTCCGCTGTTTCCTTTATGGACTCTATTGCTGAACTTCCGGGTAAGCGTGTTGACGACTTTATGGAACAAACCCAGCGGTACAGGTCCGGAGAAATTGGAACTGGGGACCAGATGCTTCAAGGAGGTGCTAACGCCGTAGGTTTGCTTACAGACGTTCCTTTTTTTGTTGCAGGAGAAGCAGTATCCGCTATTACTCCTGAGTTTATTAAGAAAGGCTTGAGTCAAATAGCTGAGGGAATTAAAGACACGGAAGCTGCCCAAGTTGCTATGCAGTACATGGAAGAAAACCCTCAGATGATGAAACGCATAGGGTACGGTGCTGATCTTTCAGCAGTCCCCGCTGCAAAAGTAGCAAAAGGCGGTATGCTGCGTGACTTGTCTTTAGAGGCTCCTAACAGACAACCATCTTTTTACGGCTCTGGGGTGTTAGGTCAGTTTGCTTCTATAGCAAGAACCGCGCCTACTGCTTTGTACGACACCTTAAGTCCCAAAGCAGCAGCTTCTCGTAGAGAGGGTGTTCCCATGTCTGTAAGAAGAGAAGCCTCTAGAATAACGCCTGAAAGAAGAAGCAAGGCCGAAGCTATCAGAAGTAAAAAACCACAGGATAGAACTAAAGAAGAAACTGAATTTTTAGGAAACTTTAATAAAGACCTTTCTTTTTTGGAAGGACAGCTAGACCAAACGCAGTTGCTAAAAACAGGAAGAGGGGAACAAACTCAGGGAGTTATTAAGTCTTTTGAAAACGTACAGGCTTTAGGAAAAGGTCCCTTAAGTCCTGAAACTCTTTCTAAAGCAGCATCTTTATCTGATCCTTTAATAAAAAGAAACATATCTCTTGACAAAAACAATTTAGCTGTTATTGAAGAAAGAATTAGAAAAGCTCAGGGCATAGGGCCTAACGAACAAGTAGAAGTCGTTATTAGAAACCCTACTGCTTTTTCTGACATATCTAAAGAAAGTTTAAGAGGTCCTAGTAAAGAAGCGACTAGGGTTTTTCACGCTAGAAACAGCTTACAAAAGTATTTTCCAGAAAAAAAAGATTTCTCAGACCAAGAGCTAAGAGAAGCTGTGGCTATGACTAAGCTTCCAGACGACAAGCTGTACAACCTATCTACCGGAAAAGAAGCGAACCGATACGAACAGTACTTACACAAACTGCTTCAACCTAAAAAGTACGGTACAAAAGGAAGATCAAGTAAAGAAACAATTGATATGTACTACAAGTATAAGAAGATGGAGCAGGACGGAGTAAAGCTAAGGAAGCCTCAACAAGAAATATACGACGGAATGAAGGCTAGAATACAGCAGGTTTCAGAGACAGTTGATGTCCGTGACGGAACCGCTTACTTCCAAGGCTCTCATTTGTCTTCTGCAAAAGGCTTAGGCGGGGTAAACGATCAGTACATGATGAACAAAAAGGGAGATTTTGCCCACTTTATTAACGACGAGAACGACCTTTTTGGACAAACTGTTCCGGGTGACTCAAGAGTTTTGTCAATCGCTTCTCCTAACGGTTACAATCTGTTTGCTACTGCTGGTAGAGCACCTGCGTCAAAACCAAGCCCTTCTAAAGAAACTTTTCAACGAGAGTTGCAAGAAATGGGAGCAGAGCCTGTAAGCGCACTGCCAAAAGGAATGTTAGAGCAGGCAGCAGTAGGGGTACAGAAACAACCCCAGCCTAACTTACGTCCGTCTGATTTTAAAAATGTAGCTGCTGCTGGGACTTTAGCTGCGGGAGCGTCCAGAGAAAGATAGGGGGGTCACTTAAGACCCCCAGTTCACTCTAAATCTCGCAACTGTTGCCAACACAGGCCAACTGCTGCGACCCTTCGGTCATGTCAGAAGCCTCTGAGATGTTCCAGTCGATAGCCTTGGGAAAATCTTTGACTAGACTCTGGTACGTCTCTAGGTCCACTGGCTCATAGGGTGCCTGCTGGTACGTATGTTCTGAGTAAGGTAGAAAGCTGATGCCACTAACCTTGTCGAACTTGTTGTACAACCACTGCCCCACCTCTAGGAACTCATCGTCCCTGTAGTAGCAAGTCATGGACGGCTTGTGTTCACACCAGTAGTCCTGATACATCTCCCATAACTCAAGCTGCTCCATAGCACCCATGTCCGTAGCCACCACAGCCTTCTTAGGAGACTTAATGGGGAACGAGAAGACCTTAGTAGTAGAAGAAGTCACGTCTAGTTCCACAGGGACTCCTGCGGCCTCTAGGACACCACACAAGGGGTCTCGTGCGTCTGCTCTTACTCGTCTAATGTATTGCTCAGAATATCTAGGGTGGATGCCAGACGCGCTGTCAACCAACTGAGATACAGTACCGGAAGGCTTAACAGCAGTAATGGCAGTGCTAACATTGATGCCAAGGCGTTCAGCCCAAACACGGTTAGTTTCAATAGCTTCCTCTTTAAGCTGCGTGAGCCAGTACTGTAGATCTGCACGATTCTTCCTCCCTGACATAACTGGATGGTCCATGATGCCGGTTAGTGACACCCCTAGTAACGCTTCTTCTTCTGTGTTGTCCTTCCAGATCTTACGCAAGTACCTGAAGTCAGTCAGGGTTGCCTGTAGTGTACCTAAGATAGCCGCAGAGCGTACCTTTAGCCGCAGGCTTTCCAAGGTGTCATTGGCCCGAACCACTACTTCCGACAAGTTACAGAACTGGTAAGGTCTCAGGATAATCTCTGAGCATGGGTTAGTCCCGAAGTCAAAAGTAGCGTCCCTACGTCCATTCTTTTCAGCCTGACGCTGACTAGCGACACGACTAAAGACACCTCGTTCTCCTGAGCGTGACTCGTACAGAGACTTCCACTCGTTCAAGAAGGCTTCAAAGTCAGGCTTCTCTGTGTAGCAGGCGGAGTTGTTAGCCAAGCCACGCTGAGGATTATCTACCCACCACTGTCCTGACTTGCTTCGACGTATCCTATCGTCAGTGAGGTTACTAAGACTGATGAGAGCACTTCTTCTAACTCCTCCGACAACGACGATCTGTGCAATTTTACAGCATAAATCGTGGCACTCAATGGAGCTAAGTCTTCGACCTCTAGCGGCTCTGAAAATATCAACCGTGAATTGAAACAGATCAACAAGAGGTTCTGGACCAGACGCTCGACCTCCGAAAGTCTTAAGGGCTGCCCCCGCAGCTCTAACTCCAGACACGTCCCACTTTGGAACTTGACCGCTAAAGAGCATTGCGATAAGTTCTCGGTATGCCTTAGCCCATCCAATTTTGCTGTCAGCGACGTGTATAACGGTATCTGTATCATGGAACTCCTCTGCTACTTCAGGTAGCTTAGTGATGTACTGACGTTCGACACTGAAGCCAACCCCAGTTCCACACATGAGGATGTACATCATTTCGTCGAAGGCTTTAGGGTGGTCGATAGGTAGATAGGAGCAGTTAAACCCAGCTACATTGTCTCTGTCCAAGGCTTCCCCGGCGGTCATAAGCGCCCTCATGCTGGGCATCACGCCTAAGTCATGCACAGGCATGTACAGGTCTAGGGCTTCCTTCTCCGTGAGTTTACCCTTTGAGACCCAGAAGTCCAAGTAACGGTTCACGGTCTCTTCCCATGTCTCCCGTCGTTGTTCCTCTGGTATGTACCGAGCGTACCTAGACTTGTGTATGTACTGTTGATATGCGTCCATCATAATTCGTATTCTCCTCCTGTTAGTAGCGATAGTTTTAGCTGGTCCAGTAAGAAAGCTAGTTCGTACGTGTCCATGTTAGTTGAAACCATGATGTACTCTTCGGACTTAATGATGCAAAAGGCGTCATCGTAGTTCTCTAAGTCTTCATTGTCCATTATGAGTTTAAACACTTCGGGTACGCTAATCCTGTCTGTGTCCTGCTTGTTTCCACCGAAAGCCCCTTGTATCACTTTCATTCCAGTGCCTCCTGTTCTTTGACCATCTTGTTTAAGTACCACTGAGCCTTCCGTAAGTCCTGTAGGCCATTCTTGTATCGCCACCTGTGTAAATATTTTATCACGTTGCCTTCGCAGTACTCAATTATTCCTTCTCCTAGCTGCTGCTTAATATAATCAATGGCCTCTGTACCGCCTTGGTTGTAGTGCTTTGGTTTACTAACTGCGTCCCATTCTTCGGGTGTCGCTAGGTCAATACTCATCTTCGTCCTCCTCTTCAAATGCTAACTCCTCGGCAAAGTACTCCAGTCTGTTTATCAGTTTGTCCTCGAACCTGTCCAGAAGCTCCTCAGAGGTTATCTCCAGTGTTTCCAAAAAGTCTTCAGGATCGTAGGTCCGTAGCAGACGTTCCTTAATTTCTTCCATTGTTAGAGACATCTTCTATCAACTCCTCTAGCGTATCTAATGTGTACCACGGGAACCCCTCTTTCTCACACCATTCAGACATTGTCATCTTAGCACCCTTTCTTACTTTCTTGTTTGGACCCATGAGGACAAACACAAGTCTCTGGTAGCTCTCTAGGCTGTCCCTGACTGCTTTGTACTTCTGAGTGTCCCCTTCCCTGAAGAACCCCTTACACTCCACCAGCGTGTCACTAGCCATGTGTACAAAGTCTGGCTTGTAGTTACGGTGGATGGTGTAAGGGACCATATAAGGCTCGTACTCGAAGCCCTCCAGTACCTTTGCAGTCTCTTCCTCAAAGACACTACGAAACTTCGATTTCTTGGACCTTCGGCTCATTGAATACCTCTACTAAATAGCGTGGACCTGATGAATATGCGAACCCTCTTACGGCAGGCCAGCACTGTTTTTTGTAAGAGCAGTAGGAGCATCCGATAGCGAGTTTCTGGTTTCCACTTTTTCCATCTGCGATAGGCTTGTAGCATACTTCGGGTGGTTCCTCCTGCTCCACTAGCTTTTTTATGCGTTCAATCCTTTCTTCTATATCATAAGATATTAGGTCGTACACAGGAGCTTGTGTGTCCTCTGAGTCGTACAGGAGGTACGTCAGGTGTCCATTCTGTTTGTCCATTGCCAGCCAGCCAAACTTGGTTTCACCTTCTGAGTGAGCGTAGCCCTTGATCTGCCCTATGTACCCGAAGGGGTCGTCGTAAGCCAGAGTCCCTTCCTTGAACTTCTTGAACCCGTAGGTGGAAGTGGACTTAACGTCAGTCACAATCCCGTCGATCCTACAGTCCATAGACCCCTTGATGCCATTGACCTCACACTTCTTCTGCTCATCTGTCACCTTGTGACCAGCAGCTCTTGTGAGGAACAGTAGCAGTTCTTCAATGAGATGACCGTAGAGGAACTTGACGTACGTATTAGGAGTCAAATCTTCCCCTTTGTCCACGTCGTTGTACACATTCCATAGGAAACGCTCATCGCGCCCAATGTTAGACATACGCAGCTTACGTGAGTCGTCTCGGACCTCTGTGAACTCCTTACGCATAAGGTCCTTCACGTTCTCACCAAACAGCTCGATGCAACTCTCGATGTCTACTCCTTCTGCTACCTCTTTAGTAGACACTAGGTTGTAGATGTCGCTCACTAGGTTGTACGTGTTTTTCATTTGTATTCTTCCGCTGTACTGGAGACGACAACTCTGGCCTGCTCCGGTGTGCATTTGAACCACTCTCCTCTGCGTTCGTAGAGCTTTTGTAGCTCTGTGTGCGCCTGTGATTCTGCCTGACGACGATCGTTTACGTCATACCTATATTGTAACACATAATCTCTAAAAGGAGAAGAAGTTTGGTAGTTGTTTAAGCGGTCCTCAGCGTCAATAGCCATACCTATCTTTACCCAGTCAGGGAAATTAGGGTTGGTAATGGCGTACACTTGACCCTCGACACTGCTTTCGTACTTCTCTAGGCTGCTGAAGGCTGCTTGTTCAAAGTTCTTGTAGCGTCCCGGCTTGTGCAAAGGATGGTCTTGTCTGATGTACTTCCCATTTACCCACATGCGATTATTGTTTCTAAATTTTTTCCTTTCGGGATTGTCCTTATAGTACTTGCCGTCTACTTTTGCATAAATCATTCGTACTTCTCCTTAGTGGGTATCCGCCCATGTTGTTCCGACTTTGTACTCTCCGTCCAGCGGACATCTGAGATTAAACTCCAGACCCGCCGCCTTGAGACACTCGACTGCGAGCCAACCGAACTTCTCTGCGTCTTTCTCTGCAACTTCCGACTGGACTTCATCATGTATATTCCCTATAATTTTGTAGTCTAACTTCCATAGCTTCGCGTAGTCGTCCAGAATCACCAGTGCTTTCTTCATTACGATAGCCCCTGCTGCCTGCAACAACGTGTTCAAAGCGGAATGTTCAGATCTGACTCCGAGCTTTCTACCGTCAAGTCCAATGAGGTATCCTCTTCCAGCTGCTTCAGATACTCTGTCCTTAAGAGCTGCGAATGATGGGAGATTATTGAGGAAAGATTCTCTAAGCTGTTTGCCAGCCTCTCTTCCTCCTCCAGCCACAGACCCAAGCTTCTCATCTCCTGCTCCGTATAAGAGGGCATAAATAAAAGTTTTAGCCTGATTTCTTGATTCAAGTCCTGCAAGTCGTTGGTTAGCAGTGTGGATATCTCCGTTAATGATTTCATTGGTGTAGTCCTCATCTTTCATGTAATGAGCCAGCATACGCAACTCAAGACCACTAGCGTCAAAGCCGACTAACTTCTTACCTTCTGGCACAGTCCAGCAGGAACGACACTCGTGTCCGTACGGGCTGTGACTTGCGGGAACCTGAGCCATGTTAGGTGACTGATGCGTCATACGTCCTGTGACTGCACCGTTGCTAATGACACGTCCGTGGACCCTGCCGTCTTCCTTCACGTGTTCTAGCCATGAGTTCACCTGCGCGTATCTTTTTTGTAGCATCAGGTACTCACTGACCACTTTAGCTTCAGGAAGATCGATGGTCTCTAGGACTGCTTCATCGACTATTGGGTTGCCTTTCTCCGTGACTTTGTCGAAGCGAACCCCAAGGCTCGAAAGCCTCTTCGCAATTTGCTGCCGAGAA